AAGACACACAAATACGATTATATCACTGACGTAGCAAACAACGTACAACTATCAGTTGGTTGGACATGGCAGAAAGCACGAGAACTTAATACACATTCTGAAAAGAATAATTTTGTTGAGATCGCAAACAACCAAGTGACGTCACTCGGCTGGATTCCTTTCAATAACTACGATGGTGATAAAGAAGCAAGAGGTTTAAACGAGATAGAGAAGTTTAGTCATTATCTCGATGTCAAGAATAATAGTATTACTAATATCGGTTGGAAACCATTCGATGAAGGTAGAATGATCGCCGAAATCGATGCTGTTAATAAATACACTGATGTAAGAGGTAATAATTTCCTCAATGTAGGTTATAAACCACAAGGTGATGATGCACGATTAATCACTGACGAAGATGTTTATAATCATTATGTAGACGTACGCAATACAACAGAACACACAACGCAGAATAACTTTTATATTAACGTTGGTAATAAACCAAAAGATGGTAGGGCTAGAGATAAAAGTAAAGAGCGTAGTTTATTCATCGACGTATCAAATGAGTATTCTACATTTGTTGGTAAAGACATGGGTCTTGAAGTACGTGGTAACTATACTAGTAAGATAGTTGGTAACTCGTATCAAGATCTTCATGGATTAGCAATTATTAATGCACACAATGAACTAATTTTAAACTCTGCTGTTGGTATTACATTACAAGCGCCGAGTACAACAATTGTTGGTCCATTGTTTGTTAAAGATGGTATGGGAACAGAGACAGCAGCAACAGGCACGTTTACTGCTTTAAACGGTGTGACAGTCTCAGTTACAAATGGTATAATAACAGATATAACAAGGCCGTAAGATGTCGTTAGAAGCTACAATAAAACGTATAGAAAAAATGCAAGAGGAACTTGAGGCAGCTACGGGCGTTACGACCGTAGAATTACCAGGTCCTCCAGGTCCCGGGCAAGAAAGCTTAACTGCTGAAGTCCCAGGTGAATTTAGTTGCGAACGATTAGAACTTCTTGTAGAAGAACACATGAAAGTCGTAACAGATATGATTCAAGCAAAGGTACAAGAAATTTCTGAGCTCATGAGTAAATATGCACCAATTCTAGAATTGGTGACCAATCCATTGAAGATTTTAAAATGGGCTAAAAAAGTTATTATTGGAATAATATTGCCGGCGATTGATGCAGCTATTGAATTAGCCATACAAATTGCTCAGCTAGCTGGAGCTCTGGCAGGATTGATTGCCGCCGTCGTTGCAGCCGCTAAACGTTTAGCAGACTGTATTACAAATTTAGTTGCAAATACACTTGCTGATTTACAAGGAGAGTTAATGGCAGGCGCTATTTCTTTATATGATCAAGCAGTTGGCATTTATGAAGATCTGAAAAATGATGCTTTGGATCAATTAGGATTTAACGAGATAAAAGAAATTTCTAGTGCAGTGAAAGATAGGGTAGATAACGTGACATCTATAGCTTCAGATCTAGAATCAACAGTAAATAGTATACAAGATAGTGCTGATACACTTAGTGATATTACGATACCAGGTAATTAATAGGAAAATATAATGTCAGATAGAGATTGCGGTGACGTATCAGGAACATTACCATCAGGTGAACCGATACCACCCGGTGAAGGATCAGGTAAAGGTGTTTATGGATCAGGATCAATTGGCGCTAATCGCGCTGCCAATTGGAGCGAAGCAACACCCGCTAAAAACTTAATACCTACACAGACATGCACAGTAAATAAGAATAATAGTGGAAACGGTTTTGCGGTTTTAACACCAATAGGTGAAGTACTACCGCCGATCTTTATTTCAGTTGCTAATACTGAAGAGTATACTGCACCAGAATATCACATTAATGAAACTGGACCTGGTAATCAAGGTGAAGTTAACTATGCTGAATACGCTGCGCAGCTTCAAGCAAAAACCCTTGAGCTTGTTAGTAACTTACAAACATTAAGAGCGACAAAAGCCGCAGAAGTTGCCTCGATACCTGATGGACCTGATTGTGATACCGATGTAGACTATCCAGCTAATACATTTCATATTGAAGCTAAAACTAAATTTGAAGTAGTACCATGTGAAGATGATACTATTATTGAACTTTATAATGGTACTATTACACTCACAATAGATGGTGGCAATCTAACAATTAGTGGTGCAACTGCGGTAAATGTGGTTGATGGTGAATTACAAGAAGGCGGTGTACGCGTAGCAACGAGGGGATGGGTCGAGGATAGTTTCTCAGAGAATACTCATACACATACATTCTCTGGTAGCGGTTCTGATGGTAATACATCAATTTCTATTTCCGGAACTACTTCTGAACCATCAACATAAATAACAATTAAAAGAGAAAAACATGGGCGTTAAAACAGCTGCAGAAAACGACGAGTTTCGGCAAACAGCCGCGGTACGTGATGTCTATAGTGATTTTAATCATACATTTTTGCCTCATCCGTATACCGGGCAAATAGTACGTCGCGTTAATGTTGATTCAGTTAAACTAGCAATACGCAACCTAATATTAACTAATAAATATGAAAGGTTACGTAATCCTCGGTTTGGTTGTAATATTACCCGATATCTTTTTGAGCCATTAGAACCACGCGTCGAGCGTGAAATAGAAGATACTATTAAATATACTATTGAAGCATTTGAACCCAGGGCTCAAGTACAAGAAATAAAAGCAACCGCAGCTGAGGATACAAATTCAGTAAATGTATTCATCAAATTTAATGTTCTTACTTCAAAGGACATACAAGATCTTAATATAACCTTATATAGAGTAAGATAACAATGGCTACTAGCAAAAATCTCACAACTCTTGATTTTGAATCGATAAAAGATAATTTAAAAAGTTATCTTAAAGAGCAACCGATTTTTCAAGATTACGATTTCGAAGCTTCGAACATTAATGTCTTGCTTGATATTCTTGCCTATAATACAAACCTCAATGGTTTCTATCTTAATATGATGGCTAATGAGATGTTTCTTGATTCTGCTTTGCTCAGAGATTCTGTTATATCGCATGCAAAAGAATTAAACTACATTCCACGGTCATTCAGATCTGCTCGAGCAATCGTTGATATTGAACTTTATGACGCAAGTAATAGCGCAAGCATTGTTATTCCTCGAGGTACATCATTTACTGGTACTGCAGGAAACAAGAATTTTACATTTACGACAAGCGAAAATATTACTGCATCAAGTACAGATGGAACTAACGTTTTTGTAGCCAATGAAGTCATCCTATATGAAGGTGATTATGTACAAGATTCTTATGTGTCAAATGCACAAAATCCAGTTCGTTATCTAATTACAAATAAAACTATTGATACAAGAAGCTTGCGTGTTACTGTTATTGAAGACAATGGCGAAACTGTATTAAATTACGATCTGCGAGATTCACTCTTTGGCCTAGGTGCTACAAACCAAGTATTCTTTTTGCAAGCGGCCGAGAATGATTCGTATGAAATTATTTTTGGTGATGGAGTGATTGGTCGCCCTCCGAAGAATAACTCTATTATTCTAATTGAATACCGTGCTTGTAATGGAGAATTGCCAAACGGTATTCGTGTCTTTACAGCTGATGATAATATTGGTACTGCAAGAGTCACATCTGTAGCGGTTCATACTGATGAAGATGGAAATCAGAAAGTTGCATCAGGTGGAGCAGTACCCGAGAGCTTAGAATCAATTAAATTTAATGCTCCTCGTGCATTTACTACACAGGAACGTGTTGTGACTGCACAAGACTATGCTACCTTATTGAAAGCTAACTTCTCAGAGATTAATGATATTGCTGCGTACGGTGGTGAAGAGTTTTATCCACCAAAATATGGTAAGGTTATTGTTGCGGTTGATTTAAAGAATACAGATACATTACCAGATTCTTATCGAGCAAAATACAGGGACTTCATTAAACCACGAAGCCCGCTGTCTATTGATCCTGTATTCATTGTACCAAACTATTTGTATCTTACTATTAACACAAAAGTCAAATATGATATTTCACAGACGTCATTAGGTGTTGATGATATTAAAGGTTTGGTTATTGATGCAATTCAGTCATTTAATGAGATTAATCTTAATGGCTTCAACAAGACTATGAGATATAGTAAACTTGTTTCTGCTATTGATTCAGCGCAGCCAGCAATTATTAGTAATGATACAACAGTATTAGCAACACAATTTGTTCCACTTAATATTGGCACCCGCGAATCATATGAAATTAATTTTGATATGGCCTTACTTGACCTG